TGATAATTTCAAATACTTTTTAACTAAGTACTCTTGATCGAAGTAATACTCTTCTTCCATAGTTTCTTGATTAGTTGTCATTAAACTATCTCTCATGTTACCAATGAATTCAAGTCTTTTTTCCATGATTTCCATATGTTTCATTTCAGCAAACATATTCTCTTCGTTGAATCTTAATGCAACTTGAGTTTTAAATTGTGGATCATCAATAAATTCTGGGTATTTTAAACAAATCTGTAAATACAAAGGTTTTACTAATATCTCTTGGAATGTAGATCTTAAACGTTTGATAAATTTACCAAACTTAATCTCATCTCTAATCATACCATCAGCTGCAAGGTTAAATTCCCCGCCACCATCTTCATATAAGAATCTATTGTATGGAATTTTAGAAACAGCTTTAAGTTTATCTGAGAAATACTTAAGTGCTTCTGTATCATTTAATTCTGGACCTTCACCACCTAATGTTTCAATTTCTGGTGAATCACCATCTTTAGAAGGTAACCAATATTCTTTACTAAATTGAAGCATTGGTTTACCATCAGTCGAAAGTGAAGCTGAATCCCAATCGAAATCAACTTGTTCTTTATATGAATTCATTAACTGAGAAAGCGATTGCTTTGCTCTTGTTTTAGATTTACCACCGACAGGGATAATAAACTTCATCCTGAACGATGCATTGGTAACTGACCAGATCACTCTGGTGTGTTCCATAATTCTAAGTAGGTTAAATGATCTTACTAATCTTTCTAAGTAAGAGACTCTCGATGCTGTTGTGATAGACGAGTATGAGATGTATATGATCTGTGAATCGTATAATTTTCTCTCTTTTACTGGATCATCTTTATATTGTACCCAAACTTTCTTACCATCGTCGTTGTTATATCCTGGGATTAACGTAACTGGGTCAATTTCTTTAAAACCTATAATTTCTTTTTGGTCAGGGGAATAAATTATCTCAAATGATAAATAACCATCTATTAAGAATTTTCTATAATAGTACCATGCTGATTGATCTTCTGTAAAACCAAAGTAGTGATAGATCTGTCTGAAATATCTGTTAAGGTCTTTATTTACTTTGTCAGATATATCAAGTCCTAAAACTTCAGGCTGAGCGAAGAAATTCTTCTCATCATATACTATAGCCTCATCACAAAGAATATCTAAAATGTCTTCGATTTCATCGTTGGTTGAGAATCTTCTTAATTCGTCTCTTTTACTTATGTAATCTTTATCAAAGAATGGAATATTCTTTTTAAGATTAATGTCAGTCATTGACATTGCTGCGAATGCACCATAAATATCATCATTGTCGTAACCGAATGGGTTCATTTCCCCATAACCGATCTGATCCTCCATTGGACCGATGGCTTGTGACTGTCTAAGTACTAGGTCATCGTAGCGCATACCGAAGCTACTCAGCGTTTTAAGTGCGCTTGAGAGACTGAACGGTTTTGTGTTTACGCTCAATGGTCCGTTTCTCTTCTCTGTAAATCCTGCCATAGTTTTTAATTTATGTTATGTTTTATATATCTCATTTCTTTAAGTGGTTTCTAAATGCTTCCTGAATCTTGTTTATATCACTACCATTTATATCTGCAAAATCTAGAATAGCTATCTTTGCCCAACTTTCATAAGAGACCATTTTTTGGTTTGTCTTAAGACTTGGAATGTATTGTCGTATTGCAAAATCAAAACCATACTCCTTTAAAAATCTTTTTGCACCTTCATAAGTAAACTTAAGTTCACTTTGTTTTTTTGCATTATCTGATGATCCGCCTTTCTTTTGATTTTCTATTTGACCTTTCATTTGTTCATAAACAAAATCTAATAGATCTTCTTTAATTTGAGGTGGCAAAAGATTTAGATTTATACCGCAATCGTTTCCGGCATCTGTTGGATCTAACGCTAAAACAACAGGATTAGCATCAAACCATGCTATCCTATCAATATGCTTGGGCTTTTTATATTCAAAAACATATATCTTTCCAGGTAAAAACGGTCTACGAGTATCTGCAATACTTTTTGTTTTGCCCTTGTCAAACCATTTTTTAGCCTCATTAATAGCCTTACTCATGCTACCTGCGGATTTAGATAATTGTTTTATGTCTTTCTTAATTTGACCCATTATTTAAGTGACTTTTCTGTAAGCACAATAAACCTCCAACCTCTGTTTTCTGACCAGGCTTTGGCATATTTGTATTTATCCATATTTTTAACATACTGTTCTGCTAGAAACTTATATGATTTGATTGCTCCTTTGCTTCTCTTTTTTGGAGGCTCTGGCTTTCTTATCTGTGCTTCAGGTTTAATTTCAACTAAAAATTCTTCAAATCCTTCTTCAGTCTTTGTTTTCATATAAAAATCAGGATAATATTTGTGTTCTCTTTTGTCAAATGACCAGATGTACTTGATCTCAACGGGCTCACTCGCCCATTTAACAACATTATCTTTAGTATCACACATTATCATAAACTTTCTTTCCCAAGATGATCTGTATATAATTGGTGTCGAGCCAATATACTTCTCTGGCTTTGTTGGTATGAAATACCCTTGTACAAATCCTGAATTATTGGTTGGCTTGACATTTTTTATTGACATTATATGTTAAACATTCCACCTTCACCTGTAGAATCTCTTGATGAGATTTTATCCATTGAAAGTGTATTTTTATATTTTTGTGGGTGTATTTTATTCCATCCTTTAGCATATCCTCTCTTTGCTATCTCTGTGAAATATGCAAATGCATTAGTATACTTTGGGTTAAAATTACGCCAGTATTTTAGTAAATCTAACATTGCGAATTGTAAACAATCTTGTCTATCGTCGCTATTTACATATGTTAATTTATTTATTGCTCTTTCTGCAAGTAACATTAACATTTTCTCTGCCGTAGTTGTCAGTTTATCTTGATCTTTAGATTCTACTATTGCGTTGTAAAGATCTTTATTGTTGAGGTAATTCTTTTTTCTAGCCATTAATCCTATTTAGTTTAGGGTTATACACAAAAAAGCCCATTTGTTTCCAAACGGGCTTTATTATAATTTATATGTGGGGATTATACTCCTGCACCTGCTTCTAAAGCAACTTTGAACTTTTCAATTCTAAGAGGTTCGTCGTTTGCAAAAACAGTTAATGTGTCGTCTTTTCCAGCTGAAGCATATTCTACTGCATCAACTTTAATAGGATCACCTTCTTTTAAACCTTCTGCTTCTCTAGAAACTGTAGCGTCTAGGTAACCATCAGAAAGTCCAAGTAATTCTTCGTTTTGTGCATCTGTAAGTTCTTCACTCAATCTAGTGATTTCAGTGTTAATTAAATTATCAGCTGCTTTAATATCTGGAAGATTTCTATCTGCTTCGGCAATTCTACCTTTTTGATCCTTTAAGAAAGCGATCATTTCGTGCATTAGTGAAATCTTAGTTCTTTTAGCTTCTCTTCGTTCTGAAAATGATTCTAAAAGATCTTCAACTAAATACGTTACGTCAGCTCCTGTTTGTTCTGCAACATATTCTATTGCAGTGTCAGGTAAAAATTTACTAAATTTACCAATAGTTGTAGTTTCATTCATTCTCCAAACATATACGTTGTGTCCTGCTTTCATAGTAGTAACAGATATGTTATTAGATTTTGACTCTACTAAGAAATCTAATCTTTTATAAGCCGCGTGATTTTTACAAGTATTTTCAAATAATCTAAGTAATGGTTTATCTTGATATTTGATATATCCTGCAGATGTTATTGTTTCTACTATACCAAAACCGTGATTTAATAATTCAGCGTTATTAGCAAAGTACGTATTTTCATTAACATTGTATGTGAATCTAATTCCTCTAGATGATTTAACCAATGTAGAAAGATATGCCTCTAAAAGAGCTACTTCATTCGATGCTTCGTTTAAAGCTTCTGCGCTTGATCCTCCTCCTAATTTTACAGTCTTAGTGCTTTCTTTTAGAAAGTCTAGTTTTTCTTGTGTCTCAAGTGTTTTGTTGAAATTGTCAAACGCACTCTCGTCTATTGAAGAAACTATGCTTTTGCTATTGTAGTCATATATGAAATCAACAGTATTTTCACTGATGTTAAACATTTTTTGACCAGACAATAATGCATCGAAAGCCTTATCTGATTCGTTGAATACACCGATGTGGCTTCCAACTACTTTGAAATTTTGGCCAGCAACGTTGAAAACATAACCATTTGTATGTTCCAATACTGGGGAAATAATGTTTTTATTTAATTTTGCCATCTTGTTTAAGATTTTTTATTTACTTTATATATCATTCTATTATTCTTTGAATGGTAAGTCACGCCCTGTGACGTTATAATTATCGCCCAACATTGTTCTATCTTGGTCGGTTAATTTGTCTTCTAAGTTTATTTTAGAGTTTCCGATTGTGAACATTCTATTACTCTGTTTTCTTCTTCTAGTAACGTTAACAACTTCTTCTCTCGTTTCAAGCTTTTCTCCAAATGATTGAGATTCAGACTCGCCACAGTTACCAATTTGGATCCAATCTGTTCCATTATATTCCCATTTAGCACCTGTACTATTATCACAATATGTATGTCCTACAGGAACGCCTGAAACAAATCCATTAGGATTACCATAATCACCAACTACACCTGTAGCGAAGTAATCTGTTGTGTATTTTTTAATCTGATCCTCTTCAAATTTAAAGTCAGGAATAAATGAATTTATCTCTAACGAAAAAGTAACCTTATTGTTTCCTTTATCATCAAATCCATATTCTACTGGTCTTTCTTGTGTGTAATCGTCTGGCATCATGTATTGAGAACTTAT